CAGCAAAGAAGCGATTATCGACCTGCTTTTCAGCCACGTCCATCCGGCTATCGAGCAGGTCGATAATCGCTTCTTTGCTGCTGTTTTGCAGCATTTCGAGGCCCGAGATCGTGACCGCAGCGTAATACTGCTGGATCGAGAACTGAGCAGCCGTGATCGGGCTGTTCGGGCTGATATTGAGGACTTCGTAACCCGAATACGAGTTCGCGTTCTGCGTCGTCGTGTCGGTGTACATGATTTCTTCTAGGATCACGTTACCGCCGCCGAACGGCTTCACGTTTCCACGTTCCCGCAACATCATCAGCAACGCATTGTTGTTGAGCACGTTGTCGCCCAGTTCCCCGGACCGGCTCTGAATCGTCGTCGCGATAATGTCGCTGATTGCGCTATTGGCAAAGGCCATTTTTAGCTCCCATCAGTCAGCATTAAATACGGCTTGCATTGACCCCTGAGAATGCTTCCTCAAGCGCTGCTCGCCGCCCTTTCGGTGCGCCGCTCGTCGCTGCCGCTACTGCGCCGGGTGTGGCCGTCCGCGTGCTAACCGCGTTCGCTTTGGCAGCTTTCGCCGCCTTATCCTTCTCCGTTTTCGCCTGTGCCTCAGCATTCTGGCGTTGTACCGCCTGTTCCTGCTGCCACAGATCGTCGTGGAGTCGGAGGGCCTTCGAATAGGCCGAATCGAGATCCGATGCCATTCCCGATTGTAGAAGGTTGGCCATCGTATCTTTCAACGCTTCAAAGTGCGGATGCGAATCGGATTGCGCAAAAGCGCTGATTTCTGAATCCACTTCCGCTTGTACCCGCATCTCAGCTTGTTGTTGCTGCATTGTCAAGTGCTGCTTAACACCCTGCAATTCTTGCCATAAGGCCAGTGATTGTGGATCGACTTGCCCGGGTTGCTGTCCTTGCTGTTGCGCCATTCCTTGGAGCAAATGAACCGGCACGCCATAGGATTGACCGACACGCATCCAAATGGCCAATTTGTCTTGCGGGGCTGCGCGGTCAAGCGAGACGGCCGTATCGAGCAAATCCTTGACGACATACTCGGGCGTGAGGCCCTTACTTTGGATGAGATCCAGGTGCGGGGCCAATCCCTGCCATACCTTTCGCAGGGGTTCAACGCCGCGCGCCTGCTCTTCCTCGCGCTGATTGATATAGGCAGCGATCTGAGGATCGAGCTTATCCCAATGCGCCTTTTTATCTGCCGCCCATGATTTCGGGGGCGCGGGGCGATCAGCGGCAGGCGCGGCCTCTGCTGTCGGCGTCGGATTGGCAGGAGCCGCATCGGACTTCGCTTCGATAGGCGCTTCCGGCTTCTTCGCCGCAAAGCGGCCCGACTCGTCCCGCGGCCGACCGTCTGCCGGCGCAACTTCTTCCACAGAAGCGGAGATAGCCTCGCGATCGGGCGGCGCAATCGCTTCTTTCACGAACTCGTCGGAAAGCTGACCATCATTCTCTTCCACGTTGGCGAGCGCTGCCGCCAGAAATTCTTGCCTGGACATTGTGTTATCCCTTTAGTGCGTTGACTTGGCGGATGATTTCTTCTTTCCGCTTGGCTTTGGATTCGAGCGATACGTCGATTTCCGTTTTCGGCTTCAAATGCTCTATTTCGTTTCCGATTTCGATACAGCCATGCTCCCGTAAATGCTCACGATGGCGCGAACGGGAAGTAATCATTTCTCCCGTGATCATCGAGCGGTACGGCGCAATGTCAGGTGCCACGTACGGAGCCGTCACAAGCCGTTGCATGCGCTTCCCGCAGCACAGGGGCGTGTCGTTGTATTGCGCGACGGGCAGATAAACGTCATATTCCGATCCGCAATGGCCGCAGCCGACATGATAAATTGGCACGTTATTCCTCCGTCGTCTCGGCTTGATTCGCCGCAGCGATCTGGGCCGCTTCCAATTGCGCGCCGGTCATGGTTTCGGCCACTTCGATGCGAGAAGCCGCAGCGATCTGGGCCACTAGCACGGCGACCTGCTGCTTCATCGCTTCCATGTGGGCATCCATCTGCATTCTCATAGCTTCGAGTGACGCCTCATTGCGTGCCTGCAATGCCTCGCGTGCGGCTTCTAGCTGGTTCTGCTGGTGCGCTTGAGCCGCCTGCATCTGCTGCGTGGCCATTTCCACCTGAGCGCTGATCTGCGCCTTCTCGCGTTCCGCTTGCACTTGAGCGGCAATCTCCTGCTGCTTCAGACTGGCTCGAATTTGCTCAAGCTGGGCGTCCTGCTGCCCCTTGGCTTGCAATTCCTGCATTCGTCCTTGTGTCTCGGCTGCGATTTGTTGGAGGGGTAGCGGGGGCGGTTTGGGCTGGCTCTGCTGCTGCGCGAGGTCTTTCTGTAGGTTTTGCAAGGCACTGTCGAGCATCCCCTCTAACGTTTTCCCGGCCTTGAACGCACTAATGCCGAATTTCATCATTTCGAGGATGGCGGGACCGGCCTCGGGAATGGCGATTGCCGCCTGGACGCCTTTTTCGAGAAAGCCTGAAATCGTTGTCATGAATTCCAGTCGCTCTTGCTTGGTCTGCTGCTCGTCCATCTGGACAAGCGAATCGGCGTCGATCTCGATACGGAAATCCCGAACCACACTGTTGCGCAGCATGGCGAGCGCCGGCATGACAAGGGCTTGGTCCTCCGGCTGAAGCTGAGACACGGAGGCAATCTTGAGGATTGTCTCGTCGCTGAATTTGCCGCAAATGACCTGAGCCTTGAGGCGTAAGAGGTCCGTGGCGAATAGAGCAACGTCTTCCTGCGTGTTGCGCAGTCGGAGGGCGCCAAAGCGTGATTTGATGCCTTGCGCGGTCGCCGTTTCCTGCGCTTCCGTGTCCCCGCGCATGATGTCGCTGATGCCAGTGATCTCGTACACCTGATCGATGATCTGGCGACGGGCTTCGAAGGCGGTTTGGAGCGCCCCGGCAATGGGCGTCAGATCGACGATGCCAATCGCCGAATCTAGTCCGCCCTTCTCGGCGAACGCCATCCAATCCTTGACCGGGATCAGGTCGTTATTGCCCGTCTCCGTGAAAAGCCGCTGCAACTCCTTGAACTGCGCGTTATAGACGCCCCGCACCCGAAGCGCCTTGATCAGACCGTCCACCCGGTCACTGATAACGTCTAGCTCGTTGGCTTGGTCCTGGTATTGGATGAAGTCAGGCACCGGCACGAGTGAATCAGTGGTGATCGTCGCATAGATAGGCCGAGGGCACGGCCAGAAGTCCTCAAGACCAAGCGGATCGTCGCGCACATCGAGCAAGTCTCCGACTTTCTTGGATAGCCAACAGGCCGTTTTGCTCGTTTTGTCCCAAATCTCATAAATCTCAGCTTGCTTGTTGATCTGCGCGACGCCAGAACTCATATCGCGCCGGTTTCCGTCTTCCCCGGGGGGCGTAGCGTCGAGCGGGATTTTCATCGCCATTTCTTCGCCAAAGCGTTCGCACAGCTCCGGGTAGCCCATATACACGCGGCGCCACACGCAGGTCACTTCTTCCCACGTGCGGGCCACCGTATGGCCGAAATCGCGCCAATGCACATAGTCGACAGCCGCTTTCTCGTCGTCGATCTGCTCCAATGGAGCGGCATCTCCGATATCTGGGTCTTGGTCCGGGACTTCGGCGACGTATTCGCTGCCATCCTCGGCATCCATTGGCTCTTGCGTGCTTGTCTTCGGCTCGTATCGAACCCAGGCCACCCCACGCCCACCGAGAAACCTGTCGAAAATGCAGTTTTTCAGCGTTTCCCGATAATCCGAGTAGTGCCGAATCTCGAAATCCAGCGCGCGCTCCAAAATGAGCGAGGCGACGCGGCCAACTGGATCGGAATCGCGGAATCGCCGGCTTACGTCAGGCTGGGGAATACGCGAGAATGTGGCTGGGACAAGCGTTTGCACGTTTGACCAAAGGATATTGAACCGGGCCGTTTCACTGTCATAGCTGTATTGCTTAGCGTCGTCCCGGTAGCGCTTGACGATCTTTTCAGACCGATCACACCACTTGTCAAACGCCTTCTCATAGGCCGCCATATAGCCCATGTAGCGCTGAACATCGGGCGAGCGCTCAATTTCGGTTGCCATAGCTCAGTTACCTATGCATAAAAAATTCACCGCATCCGAGCCTGTCCCGGCCAGTGAGAATTGTGTCGACGACGTATTCGACACCTTCACCGCATTAGCAGCGGCCGAATCATTGGCCGCGCAGATATACGAATTCGACGCGGCAAATACGGCCGATCCGCTTAGCGTGACAGTCGCGGAGCCGGCAGAAAGAGAAACGCCCCCGCTGACTGCGTGGGGCGCGTTGATCGGCGATCCTGAAGCGGAATAGAGAGGCATTCCCCCGGTCCCGAGAACGTTGATGTTCTGAAATCGCGTCGTCTGCCCGGAAGCCGGCACCAAGGCAACCAGGATGCATAGAGGGAACCAACGCAGCATGCGCATGGACTAGCCCACGACAGGGGTACAGCTCACCGTGCCGCTGATGACGATGTACCAGCCCTGCTGACAGTTGCAGTAGAGCGGGTAGAACGTCCCGGCGCTCGGCGTAAACGTGTCGACGACCTTGTTCGATGTGCTCGCCGCATTGCTGTCGTAGACCGTGATCGTCGGCGTAGCGGATGCAGCAGATACGAAAATACCGATCAGCGTCATACCCGGTGTCTTGGCCACCGTCGCCGAGGCCGTAATGTTCTGCCCCGTTCCCGAAATCATCGCTGCCATTACAATCTCCGATGCCCGCCACGCGAGCGCATGTGATCTTCCAAAATCTCGTCAAAGGTCTGCCTGCCAGCTTGCGACCAATCTTGCTGCATGACTTGCGGAACGTCAGTGGTATAGGGTCGAGCCATGCAGGCATAACGCGTTTCGTCGCCTGCGTGATCCTCACCTTCCGTATCCACATCCTCCGCCCGCATTCGATCATGCTGCAATGCGGGGAGTGTACGGATCGTGTGAACACAGGTATCGAAGAAGTAAATCATGGGCCGGCCTTCTTCTCCCTTTAACCGCGCTCGCAACTGATCCCAGCCACCCAATGCGCCCAATTTCCCAATGCGCTTATTGTCCGCTCGGCGGAATACTACTTTACCGTCCGTAGCCGTGAACATTCTTTCCGCAATACTCGGTCCGCCATCCTGTTGATATGCGGCCGGGTCAATCACCGAGAGCGATCCCAATTCCTCGCCGCAATCGCGCATCACAATTCCGTGCGCGACTTCTTCGGCCGTCATTTTTAGGCCCACGTTAGGCTGACCCTCAGCCATTCCGTACCATTCTCGGTATTTGATCAGTGCGCCACGCGGAAACGCCGGTAGAGAGCCGTCCGACACCGCATACCAGCCAACACTGAATGGCTTTGCGCTGCCCCAGTCCATCGCCCGATAGCGGGTCCATTCAGGAGGGAGCGAGCATGGACGGATGACGTGCTGTGGTCCGAATTCAGGGAAAAATGCGCCGAATACAACATTCCAGTCACCCTCAAGCCATGCTCTGACAAGCTCCGGCGAACCCACGAGGTAAAGACGATTGATGTACTCGGGGTCGTTGTCGAGTAGCACCCGGTTATGCTGGACGCGAGAGGGAATGTAGACATACCGGTGTTCGGCTCCGTTCGGGAGTTTCCGTTTTAACAGCTTCATTCCACGCGGCGCAGGGTCGATATAGCGCGCTTTGATCCAGTGCTGCCCTACCCCGCCAGGGTTTGCCGTCAGAATCAGTTGAGTAGGTACGCCGCCAACACTACGAAGACAGCCGTTAAGCCGATCAATAGGTGCGGGATCAGCATAGTTACCCGCTTCCTCCACGGCCGCGTCGGACAGGTTTTGACCTTGATACTTTTCCGCATCATCGACGCTCTCCAATGGCCGGAAACGCACACGGCCGCCGCCTGGGAAACGAAACATGCGCTGCTGCTCTTGCCACCTTGCGCCGAGCGGCAGGTAAATCTGCTTGGACCGCTCGATTAAGTCATCCGTCTGCGGCATTTCCTTGCGAAAGAACACCGCATTGAACTGCGCTTTGTAGATGCCCGCCTTAATGGCGTATTTCCCAAGCACTGCGTCTGTCTTGCCGCCACCACGCGCACCACCGAAAAATATCTCAGGGAGCGGACACTCGATCAAAGCCTGTTGCGGCCCCGGCTGGGGCGACCAGATTACCTTCGTCTGTGGCGTCGATGATGACTCCATGCTTCTTTGACCATTCCTCATCGGACAATGGAGCGCCGGATACAACGAAATGCACTTCGGTATCGATCTTGGCCTCGACCGATTGCAGGCGAGGGTGCAGGTAGGGCGCGATTTCCTTGGCCAGGGGGAAGGCGGCGACAGCATTGCGCTCGTCCCCGCTCTCGCCGTAATAGGTCACAGCCATAGCCTCAAGCATGACCTGTAGCGGCGTAATGTCAGCCTTTGCCAGAAGCTCATTGGCAATGGCGATGCGCTTGGACGTACCGCGATTCTGCGTGCCCGCTTTCTTGCTTCGATTCTCACCCGGCTTGCAGCCGTTATTCTTGCGACCGTCGATCTTGTTGGGGTCTTTGATGACGCCTTTTGTCATGGCGCAACCTGCTTTTACTTATGCATACCCTTGAGCGTCATCGCCAACCGAGCGCGCTTGCCCTCTTTGCCGGGTTTCTTCGCTGCCGCCGCAAGTTCATGCGCAGGGATGGGCTTGTCTTTCGGGACGCCAAGCTCCTTATGCAATGCTCCTGGCTTTGAAATCGCGCCTTGAATCCAGTTAGCCATGATCGCCCCTTAATTGCTCGTTGCGCACGCAAATGTGAGCGGGTCGATGCAAAGCACCTGAGCCACTACACCAGCCGCCACGCTCGCCGCCGCATTGGTCGAGCCGTTCTTGATCTTGCCGCCACTGGGCGGGTAAAGCGAAAGGGTATTCGCACCGTGGTTGACGACCGTGTACCAGTCCCCCGGGCTACAAGTTGCCGGCATGATTGCGCCCGTACTGGCCGCCACCGTCGTAAATACGCAGAAGTCGCTGGGAAGCTGAAGCGCTGTGCCCTGGCTATTGCCCGTTGCCGTCAGCGTATTGGAGAGAACACCGGTCGCCGTAGCGGTCGCCTGACCGGCTGGCACGCCGAAGCCCATAAGGTTCTTGATCGTAGTGATGATTTTCTCCTTACGCGTGCTTCCACGCTTTTCCCTTGAGAATCATGCAAATTGCACTTCGTGCAACCCCAAACGATGACGCAATATCCTTCTGAAGGAAGCCGGCGTCATGCCAGTATTTGATGAACGGGATATCCGATTCAACCAGCACCGCCTTCCACCTTTTACTCCCCTTCTGAATTCTTCCGCGTTGCACCGCGTCCCGCACGTTATCAATCTGTGTCCCAACTTCCAAATGATCGGGATTAACGCAAGATGGGTTGTCGCATCTATGGCGGATTACAAGTCCATCAATATCTGAAAGCCTAATCCCATGCGCCTTCACATACGCGATTCGATGAGCAAGCACTCCCGCCCTCCCCTCATAGCTCGTCTTGCCGTAACCGTGCTGGGTGAAAAATCTACCTTGGTAGCGGATGCAGTTTTCCATAACCTTAAGCCGCTTTCGATTGTGGCAGATTGGAACGCAGAGCGCCGCTCTCGTCCTCATGCGCCAGAGTTTCGATGATTTCAAGCTCGCGAACGCCAATCCAGCCCGTGATTTCGTCGCCCTGGCCCAGTCCGTCGCCGGCAGGACCAAAGCGGATGTACTCACTAGTAGGCGATACACGGGAAGGATCGATCGTCACCTGATAATGGATCACGCGCGGAATCGGCACTGGCTGACGTTCGGCCATTTCAGCCATAGCGTCTGCATTGCGAATGTCGGAGCAGAACGCAACGATGGCAACGATCTTGTGCTTAGGCAGGTGCATACTTTATCCGAAGAATGTCGAGAAGACCTTAGCACATTATCGATATTTTCTCAACGAGTTCTTTAAATTTTCGCAACGATCCCACGGCGATTTGTCTTTTGCCCTGTCGTTGATCACTTGTTCCCACACTTCATCGGCTGTGCATCTGCGCTGTCGCCCGCTGCCTCCATTCCCTGCTCTCCGTATGAGGTCTGATTTGCTGTCGAGTGTTGTTCCGAGGTCGGTTTGGGCAACGGGCTTCATGGCGTCACCTGCGGAAGAGTCGAGTGAACCAGCCGAAATCCGGCTCTGGCTGGACATGGACGATTGCCCCAGCATCGGGCGCAGGCTCCGGCGAGGGCTTCTCTTCGAACAGCTTCGCGTCCTCGCCACAAAACGGGCGGATTTGGAGCAATTGAACAATCCCGCGCGCGTCGGCGCATGTCGCCGCGAGTCGCCCCTCGACGCAATCTCGCGGGGCCTCCGGGTGAGCGCACATGGGCACGCCGTAATAGCAACCCGAAAGCTGTTGCAGCGGATGCGGCATGTATGCGTGCTTGCAGTCCTTGCAGAGTTTCATCGCCCACCTCGCTTGTAGCCGAAGTCTTTGGCCTTGATCTTCACCATCCGGCCGTCCGGGTGATGCCATACGATTCCCTCCCAAGGAGAGCCCCGCAACCATTTCCGCAGCCCTTCGAAGTCGCGGGGTGCGTCTTCGAGTTCCATCGCTCCATGCCGTAGTAGCGCATGACGATCCAGCCCCTCCGGGTTGCCCTGGATCTTCGGCCCGACAAGTTCGAATGTGCCGTCCTCGCGTTGAGGGCCGTCGGCTTCAAACGCTTCGCGGTGCCACCGATCATCGGGGCCATCGCCGACCGGAAGCCATCCGGGCCAATGTCCCGTTACCGGATCGGGTTCTTGCGCCGGCTCGAATCCTGTCGGCGGCGTCTTGCCCTTCTTGGCGTCGTAGCGTTTGTACAGAATGCCACCGCGCACCATGCAGCAGGTTCCGTCGAGCTTCACGGTTGCCCGACCTTCGCCGGCAATCACCCATTCAGCGCCCGGAACAACCTCGTCGCGTACGAGTCGGTCGCCGTCGTAGTTACGTTGGAACAGCGAGATGATTTTCTTCATCTTCCCCTCACGTCAAATTGAGCAGCGCCGAAGCGCCGCTTAATTGACCTTCTTCAATCGCCGGACTTCGGCACGGTAAAACTTACATCAAGGCAATCGGCCATTTGAATCCGATTTCCTATCCAACGCATTACGTTGACGGCCATGCTGTTTCCCAGTGCCTTGTAACGCGGACCATCGGAGGCCGACTTATCGCGCACCATGATGCGGG